ATTACTAATACTCGGTGGAGGTTTGCTTGTAGCAGCTTGGATCATTAGCTTAATATGGTTTTTCATTGCGCTTGCATATGACATGTTAAAAGAACAAGATAAAGATTATGAAAAAAGAAATTCCAACTATTGATATCTTAGTCGATGATGACGGTAATGAAATTCAACCATGCTTTGTAAAAAATGGTTATTGCCTAGGGAATAACCCTTCGTATAATACTAAAGTAAAATTTGTAGGATATGGAAAATGGGATAATCCTAGTTACGCTGGAATAGATGGTCAGGTGAAATCTTTCAAATCTAAACAGTGGGTTGAAATTGAAAAAAAACCAATAAAATGAATCACGTAGAAATAAAAGGTTCTACAAAAGAACGCAGAGAAATTGCTCAAAAAACAATTGACTGGTTTTTAAGAAAGAATTTACCTCGATTTAAAACATTAGATATTACAGTTAATATTCTAGATTGTTATAAAACATCTAAAGCATATGGATATTGTGTAGCAATGGATGATAAACATAGAAAATTTAGTATTGAAATTGATAAAAGACTAAGACTATTTGATTTTGTAACTTCGCTTTGCCATGAATTAGTTCATCTTAAACAATATGCAAAATTTGAAATTGAAGATGTTTCTTTAAATAAAATTAAGTGGAAGAAAACTATATTTAAAGATACGATTAAATATGACGATATGCCTTGGGAAAAAGAAGCATATAAGCTAGAAACAAAATTAGCGATTGAATGCTTTAAAGAATGTTTATAAATAGTTTTATATTCGTTGCATTATAGTGATGTAGCTAATATTAATAAACAATAAAATATAAGCAAAATGAGCGTATTAGAAAACCAAAACAGCCCTGTTCTTTCAAATGGGGAACGCGCCGCAAGGCAAGTCCGTCGTGCAACTTCACAGATGGCATATCAATTAATTCAATCATGGAATCATGGTTGGGATCTTATCTGGTCTTCAGAAGATCCAGGCGCAGTTCTCGCTGAGCTTGGTACTGATGCAGCTGAAATCTTCGAACTTAATGAGCAACTCGTTGCTTATTTCGTAACGACTTTAACCGGTCGTCGTCAAGAAGACTTAGATACAATCTTGGCAAAAGTCGCAGCCAAGCCTGCCACAACAATTGCTGAAGATGGTTCAGTTACTATCGATGTTATTGAAGAGCCTGAAGCTTAAATAAGTTAAAACTAATAAAGGTGAGTGATTGGCTAAATATGTCAGTTGCTCACCTTTAATTATAAATTATGATTGATCAAATTTATCATTACAAAGCACATGTTGTTTATGTGTATGACGGAGATTCCGTTACTGTTGATATTGACTTAGGCTTTAATACATGGATGCGAAATCAAAAGATTCGATTTTATGGAATTGATACGCCTGAACTTCGTGGAGAAGAAAGACCTGATGGCTTAATAGCTCGTGATCGTTTACGAGATTTAATTGATGATAAGGAAATTATTATTAAATCTTATAAAGATAAATCTGGAAAATATGGTCGTTGGCTAGCAACAATATTCATCGAAGAAGAAGATGGAACATATACAAATATAAATGATTTGTTATTAAAAGAAGGCTTAGCTGAACATTATAAATAAATAAATAATACTATACGATCATGGCAACAACAACAATATCTGGAGACTTAGGAACCGAAATTATATCTGATACTATTGGATATAGATCGGCAGAATCAACATTTGCTTTTTATGGCGATTTTGGTGGAGGAACATTAACAATTGAAGCAGCATATGATGATGATGGATTAATTTTCATACCATTAAGAAAGCCTGATGGCGCTCTACTTGAAATTGCTCAAAATGAAATTCACACGATTAACCTTGGTAAATGTTTATTACGTTATAAAATTTCAGCAGATAGTACAACGGCTCCAGCAGTATTTGTTACAATTAAAGATTAATATTTAAATGTCTGCTAACAAACCCGTAGTAGAATCATCAGTAACAGATTCTACTATTCGTAGTGTCGTAACTTCTCCATTTGTAGCTCCTATTATATTTAATGCAGATGACGGCGGGGTTGTTATTGATACACCCCCAACTGAAATAAATGATAGCTATGGATATTATATTCAAGCAAACGGTTTTAAATATTTAAGTCCTACTGGAGATTTATATAGAAGGCCATAATAAACGATGAGCTCATATTTATCACATAACAGACGAAAAAGATTTCAACGAGGAGTTGCCGCGTTTGATATATTTGGTAATAGAAGCCGTACCTTTGATGCCGTTAATAATGATTATATTGTTCTGCCAAACACAAGAGCAGCATATAAGTTTATTCAAGAAACAAAACTATTCACCGTATCATCATGGATAAAAATTGATTCTTCTGTTTTTAATTCAGGCGGCTTTAATGTTTTCTCTGGAAACAAAGGAGGAACGTCTTCTGATAATGGTTTTGTATTTGCGTTTGATGATAGAGGAACTGGAAAAACAAACTCAATATTATTTTATATAAATCATGGTGGGGGAGGAACTAACTATGATATTTTGTTAGTAGATAGTGCATTACCAAATGATGGTCAATGGCATCATATAGCTGTTAGTGGAGGCGGAGCCGGAGGTAATATTACTTTATATATTGATGGTATATTAATTCCTGCCGCAACATCACCTATAGCTTTTACAGGATCTTATGTTGATTCTGATTATGATTTACAAATAGGCAATTGGGAACATACTGCTCATGGTATGTTGGGAGGTATGGCAGATTTTAGAATATATAATAATGAACTATCATCTTTAGATATCTCTAACTTGTACAATGGTACAAATATTACAACCGACTTAATAGGACATTGGTTGATTGATAGCGATGATGTTATAGATCACGCTGGAACAAACAACGGAACAAATTTTGGTTCTGTTTACTCAACCGATTCACCTTCTTAATAAATTTAAATAAATAAATAAATAAATAACAATATGGCAGATATAACAGTATCAACAACAATCGACAATTTTATGCAAGCTGCTGATGCTGATGCAGCTAAAGCAATTCTTAATATAGGAGCTGGTGGAAGTGGCGGCACAGTTCAAAACGCGAACAGATCTATTGAGCCAACTGATGCCGGTGGCATTACCGGTAATGCAAGGGGTTCTAATGCGGTTGATTTACAGTCAAGCAGAACTCAAGCAACACATGTGGCGAGTAATACTTATGCCACGATATGTGGTGGTGCTACCAATACTGCATCTGGTAGCTACAGCACAATTGGTGGTGGAGGTGGTAACACTGCAAGTGGTTATGGTTCCACGATTGGAGGCGGAGGATTTTTTGTTGGTGGTAACACTGCATCAGGTGATCACAGTACAATAGGTGGTGGTCAAAATAACACTGCTACGCTAGATAATAGCACAATTGGTGGTGGAGGTGGTAATACAGCGAGTGATTTTGGAAGTACAGTGGCGGGTGGTACAAATAATAGCGCGTCAGCATACTACGCTACTGTTGGTGCAGGTCGTAATAACACTACATCTGGTTACTATTCATTCATCGGAGCAGGTCGTGATAACACAATATCAGGATATTATTCTGCAATTTTAGGTGGCCATAATAACAGTGATGGAGGATTCACCAAAGCGATGGTTGTTGGCTCAAACATCACAGCCACCGATGCTAATACATTACATTGTAACAATCTTAAGATTGAAGATGGTGGCTTTAAAATGCCTACAGGAGCTACGAACAATTACGTCCTAACTACAGATGCAAGTGGTGTTGGTACATGGCAAGCTGCAAGTAGTGGTGGAAGTGGTGGGCAGGTTGATAGTGTTGTAGCTGGAACTAATATTACTGTAGATAATACTGACCCTGTCAATCCAATCATTAGTGCTTCAGGTGGAAGTGGCGGCGGTGGCGGCGGTGGTGGAACTGTTCAAGGAACTGATAGGACATATGATATTCAACCTGCCAATGAAGGTACAACTGCTGGTAATGCAAGAGGGGAAAACTCCGTTGATTTGCAAACGAGCAGGACACTTGCCACACAAGTGGCAAGTGGAGTGAATAGTGTTATCATTGGTGGCTACAGTAACACTGTGTCTGCCTATTACTCAACAATAAGTGGCGGGGCAAGCAACACGGTATCTGGCTATGGCTACGCAGTAATCAGTGGCGGTATGGAGAACGTAATCGTAGGCGTAAATAGCGGCGCCCTGCTTGGAGGCGCAGTGATTGCAGGAGGGTCAAACAACACAGCAAGCAACGACTACTCAACTATTGGTGGCGGGGCAGGCAACACCAACTCTGGTTATCATAGCACAATCAGTGGTGGTTATAACAACACTGTATCTGGTCAGAAAGGCACAGTAAGTGGTGGTTATAACAACACTGTATCTGGTGATTACAGCGCAATTGTAGGTGGTGATAGCAATACTGTTTCTGGTTATTATAGTTTTATTGGTAGTGGTTATGGTAATACTAACTCAGGTTATATTTCAACACTAGGTGGTGGTTATAATAATACCATTGCCGTAGCTGGTAACCAATCAACACTAGGTGGTGGATATAATAACACTATATCTGGTGAGTATTCTGGTATTCTTGGAGGAAGAAACAATGATAGTGGCGCATTTGCAGATGCAATGGTTGTTGGCTCAAACATCACAGCTGATAGAACTAATTGTACTTTTGTAAATAATCTTTCAATTATGAATATTCCTACAGCCTCTACTGGGTTACCTGCAGGATCTGTTTGGAATGATGGTGGCACACTCAAGATTGTTTAATATTATATAGGTTGTATATATAATATTGTATGGACGATAAAAAGATTATTCATTTTGTTTGTGGTTTGCCTAGGAGTGGATCCACTCTGCTTTGTAACTTATTAGCTCAACATCCTGATGTACATACCACGCCAACTAGTGCGTGTCACGAAGCTTTATTTGTTTTACGTAATAATTGGAACCAGTGGACAGAACATAAAGCATCGCCTAAACTTGCCGATGATAAAAATTTACAACGCGTATTAAACGCTACCTTACACGCATATCATGATACGGATAAACCAGTGGTTTTTGATAAAGGCAGAGGTTGGGGATCTCTTTTAGAAACTGCTGAATTTGCTTTAGGTAGAAAGGCCAAAGTTCTTGTGCCTGTGCGCAGTATAAAAAATATTGTTGCAAGTATGGAAAAGGTTCATCGTAAAGCAGCTCATCATAAACAAGATAACGGCGATTATATTAAAGCGCAGACTGTGGAAGGACGAGCTGATATGGTACTATCAGAAGCCGGTGTTCTTGGTTTAGCTTATAACAGACTTAAAGATGTCGCACAACGAGGCTTAGCTAATCGTTTATGTCTTGTTGATTTTGATATATTAACTTCTAAGCCTAAAGAGTCTATGGATGAAATATGGTCGTTTTTAGAAATGGACTCTCCTAATCATGACTTTAATAATGTAGAACAAGTTACATTTGAAGATGACTCTGTTCATGGTCTAGACTTACATACCATAAGATCAAAAGTAGAACCTGTAAAGGATGACTCTGAAGAGATACTTGGCAAGAGTTTATGTAAGAAACTTGATGGTACTGAGTTTTGGCGAATATAACCTTGATATATAATATAGACGTTATGGAAAAGGTGAATGTTTATTTAGATTGGAATTGCGGAGGTTGCGATGACTATTTAGATGAAATTAAAAATTGTTGTTCAGCTCTTCAATATGAATATATACTAACAACATGTGATGATGATCCCCTTTTAGTTTTTAAAGAAGTTAGAAGATTAAGAGATGAAGGTAATACAATTGAACATTTACCAATCATGGTAACAAAAAATAATTATAATGTTGAAAACGTTTATGTTGGTATACTCGACAGAACATCAATAAAAAATATACTAAAAGAATTATGAGTGAAGAAACAAATAATTTTGCTACATTTGAAGATTTCGGATTTACTGCGGTAAATGAAGAAGAGCTTGACATTGTAACAAAAGCAACAACGGAAGCAAGTAGCGCACAGGATCGTTTAGATAAAATGTTTGCCGCTATTAAACCTTTATTACAAAACCTTGAAAAGGATAGTAGTAAAGATTATATCTATTGGCCAAATCGAATTGAAAAGATTAATCAATTTCAAGCGCATTTAGATAATATCTATAACGGAAATACTCAATAATCATGTAAAAATCTATAGTAATTTACCCTTCAAAGAAAACCTAACTATATAAATAAAAATACAATGAAGGTAAATTCATACAAAGCCTTAATACGGCTAATGACGGTCAGTTCATTAACACTGATAATAACATCTTGTGCTATGTTTAATCAAAACGAGCAAGGTGACCCTGGAGAAGGAGGAGAAATTAATATTGATGGCGCAGTTACAAATTTAGATTCAGCCACTGGGTTTTCTTTTACTGCTCAGAAGGCAGTTACAACGGCTCAAGCAGAAATTGTAAAAGCTAAGATCCATGCTAAAGAAATAGAATCTTTAGTTTCAGTGATGCGGCGAAAGAAGTCAGAGTTTGCCGAAAACATTGAAAATCTAAGGCAGATTTACGTTCAGCATATAACAGTTCTTGATAGAGAACTGCGTATAACAGGTAGTGCTCTTAGAAAACAAATCATTGCTCTTAAAAATACAGAAGCTGAATTACTAAAAGCTAAAGCGCAAATTGCAGAACAAGAACGACACAAAGCTGCTATAATTTCTCATAATAAATCATTAAGTAAAAAACTAAAAGATGCTGAAGGATATAAAGACAAGTACCATAAACTACAAAAGTATAAATGGATTGTGTGGGGTTTAGGCGCATGGATATTAGTTAAGTTCTTAGGTGGACTTGGCGCATGGAGTCCTCAAGGCAGAATCGCCAAAGCCCTAATTGGATAAATTTTATTATCACGGCCTAGCTGTTGATAATCGAGTCGGACGACTCAACAAACAAAAAACAAAAATATGAATATATTACTAAAATTAATTAGCCCAGTAGTACAAGGGATTTGGAGCAAATCAAAATCAATTGTTCAATTATTGTGGAGTAAAGGCGTAGCTATTATTGTATTAGCAATGCTTATTTTAAAATACACCGGACTTAGTGACGCTCCTTTTGCAGAACTTATCTATGCCGGTATTCTAACAAGTGCAGTTATTGTTATTGCGCCTATTATTCGTTTCCTCGTTTTCAATGAGGCCGCCGCACTTGCCGAAAGTGGAAAAGTAAAACAGTTGCTTCAACTAAAATCGTTGTCGCCTGAGCTTGTTCATTACTGGTTTGCAACGTTTATCTCTTACGCTGTTACACTGCTATGCGTTTCTTCATTACTATAATTGTAGTGACTTTATTAACAGAGTCCCTCTTCGCTTACGAGCGAGGAGAGGACTTACGTGTACAACGATTCCTTGACGCTGAAGTCAAAAGTCAATATATACCACAAGTTGATAAAGTTGTTAGACGTATTCTTTTAAACCAAAAGGTTTATAAGTGTGTTGATAAAAAGACCGACACGCCTTGGTATGTTATTGCCGCTTTGCATAATATGGAAAGTAGCGGAAGTTTTAGACATCATTTACATGAAGGTTCTCCATTAACTCGAAGAACTCGTTGGGTTCCACGAGGAAGGCCTAAGACAGGTAATCCACCATTCACATGGGAATATAGCGCAGTAGATGCTTTGAGTTATGATAAGATGGGAGAGAAACGTTGGGCTTATCTGTTTGATACTCTTTGGGCCGTCCAAGGATATAATGGAACAGGCTATTGGAAATATCATAGAAGTACTCCAACTCCATATCTTTATGCTAAGACTTCTATTGAAAAACCTGGGAAATACGTTTCCGATGGTAAGTGGAGTTCTACCGCTAGATCTAAACAGATTGGTATTGCTGCGATTTGGAAAAGAATGGAAGATAAAAAGATTTTAAACTTTACGCGCTTAAAATAATTAGATTTTAACCTTTACATGTTTTGATTATTAGTTTATAATATAACTATAAGTTATTAAGGAAAACCATAAAGGTTTAAAAACTAAACGCCGAAGGTTCCCGAAGGGATCTCAAATAACAATAAATATAATATCATGAAAATTTCATTAAACGATTTAAGGATAGATCTAGAAGACCATAAAAAACGATTAAAAGAATTAAGTAACAAAAAGACTGCAAAGGAATTAGATGAAACGTTTGGTGTGAAAGCGTTATATTTAATACCTGTTTATAAAAGGATAATTAGTAGTATTAAAAAAGAAATTAATTCGAGATCTAAAAAGAAAGCATGATATTAAAAAAGAATAGACGATATATATTGAAGTTGTTAGGATTAACTTGCTCAAGTTTATTTATTAGCAATCATTCGGTTAATAGCGCTTTCTTTTTTAATAGATATAAAGATGATAAGGTAAAGGGTATTCCAGATGATTGGTTTAAATTAGATCAAACAGTTCATCAATATGGAAATTATATTTTGGGTTTAAAACTAAAAAATATAACACCAAGAATGGTAATTGCTCCACATTTTAAAACCAGAGGAAGAGTTAGAAATTCATTACCTCCTAAAAAAATGTGGAAAGATATTGGTCCAACTTTAAAAGTAGTTGATAAACTATGCGATGAGATTGGATTACCCGTTAAAGAGATTCTTAGTGTATATAGAAGTCCTGAATATAATAAAGCGGTTCGTGGAAATAAAGGATCCTATCATATGAGAAACCAAGCCGTTGATTTTGTTTTTAAAAGTAGAAGTAGTTGGAGTGTTGCTAAAACCGCTCGAAAACTAAGGTGTAAGAAAATATTTAAAGGTGGAATTGGAACATATAGAAGGTTTGTTCATATAGATACACGTGGAGAAAACGTAGATTGGTAATGGAATATTCAATTGATAAATCAAATATTGTAATAACAAGTGATGAATATCCTTATGGAATTTTGTCATATTTTTCTAGAGATGGCGGCGAGTTTGAGTCATACCCTTTTTGGAAAAGTTATAATAAAGTAAAAGAACTACAAGATAAACTTTGTAATGTTGTAATTAATCAAAACTTATTATCTTTAGAAACAAATCCTAAAACTGGAGACATTGTTGAAATAGAATGTGACGGCGATACTAATAATGTTATTCGTTGGTTACGATGGAAAGACGATTGGTATATTTCCGATATAAATGAAGAGATTCCCCCAGATTAATTTTATTTACAAATACGCTCAATTGGTATATAATTGAATTATGAGATTAGATACATTATATTCCAGAGCAACGACTGGAGCTTTACGTGAATGGACAGTTGAATATGAAGAAGGTCAGTTTAGAACTCATTCTGGTCAAATTGGTGGAAAGGTTACAATATCAAAATGGTATTCTGTAACTGCAATGAATGTTGGAAGAGCCAATGAACGTAATTTATTTGAACAAGCAAAATTTCAAGCTGAAGCAAAATGGAAAAAGAAGGTTGACGCTGGTTATACTCCAGATTTAAAAGCTGTTGATGTTAGTACTCTTTTTATTAAAGCGATGTTGGCAAAGAAGTGGGAAGATCGAAAAGATAAGATTGAATATCCAGTTTATACTCAACCAAAACTTGATGGTATGAGAGCTATTATTACAAAAGATGGCGCAAAGTCTCGTAATGGAAAACCATGGGTTACTATTCCACATATTTTAAAATCATTAGAGCCAGTATTTAAAGCTTATCCAAATCTTGTATTAGATGGTGAACTATATAATCATGAGTATAAAGAAGACTTTAATACAATCAGTTCATTGGCCAAAAAGACAAAACCAACTGAACAAGATCTAAAAGATTCTGCTGATAAACTTCAGTTTTGGTGGTATGATATTATTCCCGTTGACGGATTTTGCGAAGAAGATATTATCTTTTCTGATAGGTTCAAAGAAATGGTAAATCTTAGTAATGAATATAAACTAAACGGTATTATATTAGTTCCAACTTATTGTTACGATTCTGAAGAAGAACTTGATAAAAATTACAAATACTTTATTGAACTTGGATATGAAGGAGGTATGATTCGCCTTAATTCAAAATATGATCGTAAGCGAAGTAATTCTCTTTTAAAGCGTAAAGACTTTACTGATTCTGAATACAAGATTGTTTCTATTGAAGAAGGTAAAGGTAATAAAACAAATATGGCAGGATTTATGATTCTTGAGAAAAGTGATGGAACTCAATTTCATTCTAATATTAAAGGTAATCACGACTTCCTAAAAAACCTGCTAGTTGAAAAGGAATCATATATCGGATCATATGCAACATGTACTTATTTTAACTTAACTCCAGATGGAATTCCAAGATTTCCTTATGTCACTCGTCTGCGAGATGGCGAAGGTGTTGATAATTAAATTTTATAAATAACAATAATATGGCACTTAACTTTCCAGATTCTCCAATAGACGAGCAAATATATACAGATCCGAATAATGCGGTTTGGCGATATGACGCTAATAAAAATGTTTGGAATTCACCGGGCTCTGGCTCTAGAATAATCGCGTCTGATACTGCACCATCCTCACCAGTTGTTGGAGACCTATGGTTTGATAGTTCTAGAGGTATTACATATATTTACTATTTTGATGGTAGTTCTAACCAATGGGTTACGGTTACCGCTCCATCTATAGAAGCGATCAACTTAACCGGCGACGTTACAGCAGCTGGTTATGGCGATAATCTGATAACGACAATAGAGCCTAATGCGGCCTCTGGCTTTGTTGGAGACAGTGTAACTGGCGAGGCAACCTTCCAAAACGAATTTAACCGCATTTTACTAAGCGATGTGCATCTGCTAGAAGGGCTAGAGGTTGGTGATGTCATTGAGGTGACAGGATCAAACAATGGTGATAACGACAAAGCCTTTACCGTGACCTTGATTGGAGTCAATGAGATTGAAGTTAATGACGCTCACAAAAACAAGACATGGACTACTTACAACAGGAGTTTGCAAGAACAAACCCCAACCGCTGGTGTTACAGTAACACTAGCATGTAAGGCAAAGAACGCATCACTAGGATACGGGCAGGCCTGGGTTGGCGTTGGCGCTGATCGAGGAAATGGTACCTTTGGCGTCATATCCACTAATAGTATAGGCAGAGCTATTAGTGTGGCCGTCTCGGTAGCGGTCAAGGCTACCGTTGTCACTACCGTCAACGAGCCAGCATTTGCAGAAGTCTTCGTAGACGAACAAAAAATAACGCAAGCCGGTGTCGATAATACAACTGATGCTTTAAACCGCATGACGCCCGTGGACTTTATTGTTCCCTCCGGCAGCAATTATAGAGTAGATGCCAGTGATCCAGGAGGGTTGAATGATTTGGCGATAAATATGTGGAAAGAACTTAGATAATATTAGCAATTAAATTTTATAAATAACAATATGGCAATTAACTTTCCAGATTCTCCAGTAGACGACGAAATTTTAACTCAAGGCGGACGCAGCTGGAAGTTTAATGGTAGCGCATGGGAAGCTTACGCCGGTGAAACATTATTGGGACCTCAAGGCCCGCAAGGTCCGAAAGGTGATATAGGCCTTCAAGGCTTTGTAGGAGAAACCGGTGTTATTCAAGAGACTCAAGTGTGGGAAAATGCAACTTACAACTTTGATGTAGATTATACTAATGATACTGGAGCTCCTTTAGATATACGACTGTATGTTCAGAATGACAACACTGCAGCCGGTCCTAGTGATATCAGTTTACATGCTATAATTAATGGTGTTGGAACTATATCATTTGTTGAGTCCTTTAGACTTGAGGGCGCAGGAGCGCACGATGATGTTGGTAATATAACTATACCAACGGGTGCCACCTTTAAATTTTCTGGAAGTACTGGAGGAGGTTCTCCGAACTTTGTATGGAAAAGAATGGTAAGAACTCAGGTTATAGTTGAGCAACAAACTCCATCAGTTACGGGCACAGCAACCTTTACTGCCTCTACTAACAACATCGCATTAGCAGATATTCACAACCTTACTGGACTAGCTGACGGAGATGTCATTGAGGTGACAGGATCTGCTAGTAACGATGGCGTGTATACTGCTGAGAGTATTGCCCTTGGCAATGTAATAGTCAACGCAGCACATGCTGGAGGCACATTAGCGATCAAGGCACTGACTGACGAGATTGAAACCGTAACAGTAACACTCGTTGCTAAAGCGAATATCGCAGCATTAGGTTATGGGCAGGGTTGGGTGAATTTCGCATTGGGCGCAGCCGAAGATCCAGGCAGATGGAAGGGTATTACATATACTAATAGTACTGGTAGATCTATTGAGGTTTCTGTTAGGCCTAGCGTCATTAATGACGGTGCCGATGCCGATATTACTATGAGGTTTGAGGTAGATGGTTTAGTTGTAGGACATTGGCAACGAAGATCCACAGGAACCACATTTGGCAGCTGTACATTTACTGTACCACCGGGCAGCACATATAGTATGGATACAGACCAGACCAGCCAGACGCCTTCCCCTGCTAGCTGGAGAGAACTCCGATAATAAAATTAAATAAAATGAAATTATACATCAACCCGCAAGGGCAAAAATATGGTATTGACACCAACCAAAACCATCTTATCAAAGAAGATTGGATTGAATGTCAAAAGAAAGACGACGATACTTACGCTGAGAACTATAACTTAGACGGAACACCGGCTCCAGACACCCCAATAAGCTCAGGCGCAGTAAAGGGTGAAGCAGGTCGTAGAATATTAGCCATCTGCCCAGAATGGAAACAGCGTAACCATATCGCAACCGATTTAACTTACACCAAGATTGTTCAGAGTGGAGGAACACTTACCGCTGAACAAGAATCTGATAGAGCAGAGATGGAAGCAGTATGGGAATCAATTCAAAGTATTCGAACTAAGTCTGATGAGATTGAAGCTATGTCTCCTATTCCTGCAGATTATACAGATGACTCCTATTGGGTTTAATAAATAACAATAAATAAGTATAATGAATAAAATTAAAGTTGGGTCAATTGTAAAAGCATTGGCGGGTCCACATAAAGGACAAGATCACGAAGTAATTGCTATCAAAGGTAATTCATATAATATTACACCCGTTGATAGAAAGAATATTAAATATAAACTTGGTGCTGCAAGTGCTTCCGAAAAACAAATAGAATTAGTTAAAGAAAGCGAAGAGCAAGAATCTGAAAATTTAAATGAGTATTTAACTTCAGATGAAAAGAAACTTATTGATAAGATGTATGATAAAAAAGGTAAACTCACTCCTCTTGGAAAAAAGGTTATGAATTATGGTAAGAAGCCTGGTGATAAAGGTTATATTGAAGAAGCTGTTGAAATTTATAAGAATAAAGATTTATCAATAAAAAAGTGGACTATGGGATTTGACACTAAGGGTGATCGAATTTCTGGGTTTGCTATATATGGCGGTAAGATCGGAAAAATTTCTGCAAAAGATAATCTTGTACAACTCACAAAACCACAAATGCAACAACTGATTAAGGATTTAAAAAGTTTAAAATTAGAAGAAAGCGCCGAAGATGATATATCAGAATCAACTGAAATATATGATAACGCTGGTATTTCAGTTACACGATTTTCACTAGGAAAGGGTAAAGGAGTTGGTTATCAACTAAACGCACCAACAATGGGATCGCGTCGATTTACTCAAAACTATGTGCATCTCACAAAAGAACAAATTATTCTATTAAGTAAAGAAATGAAAAAAATAATATCTTCCATTAATAAAGCCGCTAAAGATCTAGATGAAAATACTATTAACGAAGGTCTTCGCCATATTAAAACTGCAAACTTTAGAATGGGATCAAAACTTATGAATGATATCATGACTATTTTTAAGCCAAACAGTAGATTAAGTAAAGAACTTAATGATGCTGCTGATGGTAAACTTAATAAAAAATATAATGAGATTTATAAACATCTTCGTATGGCGGCTGAAATTTTTGATGATCTTGAAGTAGATGTTAAAATGATTGAGAGTGTAGATCTTACTGAATTGGATTTATCGGTTGATAAGTTTGTTGCTGTCGCTAAAGGAACTAAAACAAAAAATAAGTTCTTTGTGTTTAATAATAAAGGTCAAGTTTATCATACAGCTCCAACTCTTGACAAAGCCAAAAAACTTGCGGGTGAATATAAAAAGAATCCAGAAGAAATGGGAAGCGCTACTATACTTGATTTAACTAAAGGAAAGATTATTGAGAGTGTTGAGATTGAAGAAAACGCTGAAGTTGATCGCATTACTAAACTTGCTCTAAGTATGAAGGTTGGTGATAAAACTAACTTTGGAGTAATTAAGAAAATGGGTAAGGATTTTATCTCAGTAAAAGCAAAGGACACTCCTTTAACTAAACTCAAGTTTAATCAACGTAAGAGCGGAGGTCGATATGTTCTTTCTTTATTAAGCTTAATGGAAGATACTAAAAACAATGAAACAACCTCTGATATTTCGAGAGCATTCACATCTCAAAAAGATAGCCTCGCAGAAGCCGCAGCTAAAATCCTTAATAAAGAATAATATGAGTGAAGCTACTAAAGAAGAAACATGCGATTGTAAATGTGGTCAAGGTTTTTTGCAAGATAGCGTAATGGCTAGGCTTAAGCAAGAAAGTACTTGGCGTGGTCTTATTACTGTTGCTACTTTACTTGGTTGGAGGCTGGCTCCAGATCAAGCTGAAGCTATTATTACTGCAGGTGCATCTTTAGTTGGTACTATTAATATACTTAAAAAGGACTAACTTTTTTTAATATATAGTTATTTTTTGATTTACTTTATACCAGAAATATGGTATAATTATTTCATGAAAATAATTGGTATTTCTGGAAACGCTACAGTCGGTAAAGATTCTTACTGCCATGCTCTGATTGATCTTCTTTCAGTGCATGGCATTTCAGCTGAAAGGTATGCCTTTGCTGATGAACTTAAATATGAAACCGATGAGTTCTTAAAATCATCTCTTGGCATTAGTGCATTTACTACTGATAAAGAAGAGAAAGTTTTAATTCGTTCATTTCTAGTTTGGTGGGGAACTGACTTTAGAAGAAAGTTGGATGATTCTCATTGGATTAATAAAGTTAATGATAAAATCAAAGATGATAAAACCGTTTATATCATTACTGATGTTCGATATCAAAATGAATTTGAATGGTTAAAAAATAATAATGGATTATCAATATTTCTTGATAGAGTAGTAAATGGTTTTGATTCTAATAATATGCCCAATAAAATTCAGCCTGGGAATGAATATGAAAGAGTGAATAATAAGTGGTTAAAGTCTCAAGCTGATATTGAAACTGCGTGGCAAACCATTAAGGATTCCGCATATAGAAAACGTTTTATTGAAAACAATGATCTGAAACAAATCTTATCTTATATAAAAAATGCTTAATCTTGAAAATTGTATAGTAGGAATGTGCATGCTTGGGTATGTAATAGTGGGAATATCTTACATACTTAAAGGCGATTATCCATGGGCTTTAATATGGATGAGTTATGGAACTGCCAATATTGGCTTAATTTGGGCGGCTAGTTCATAGTAAAATATATTCATTTTTCTATTTACAGATGCCTTTTTTTGTGATAGAATAGATACAGATGGTTGGAAAAGGAATATATATATTTTTCTTTACAGTATCTAAACACAAATTGATTAAATATGAATATACAAAACTATATGACAATGGAAACACTTCTATCATTTTTGGTAGTAGGTGCAATGGCGCTAATTTATATTAGCTTTCGACTAACTGGTCGTTTACATAATAATAATTCACACTCTGAATTTATTGAAGAAGCTCCAATTTTAACTCGTCCGAATTCAGGTCAGCTGTGGTATACTAGGACAGACCAATGGCAACCTTTTATTAACGAAGCGGAAGAGCCTGTAAAGATTCTTGAGTATAGAACAAATGAATTTGATGAGTGGGTTCGATTTGAGAAAGGTGATACTATTAAAATTGAAACGATGAATGATTTTTTCTCAACTTATATGCCAGATGAATTCTCAGATCTGGTAAAGCCATCTGATGAAACCTTTGCTAATAGTAAAGAAGAACTTATGGATCTTGTTATTGAATTTGAAGAGGAAGAACCTCAACCATCAATGCCAAGCAAAAATATTGTTAACATTGACGGCAGGGATTATGTTCTTGCTCCAGTCCAATAAGCAGACAATATTTTTATACCATTACATTATGAAACAAGAAATAAATCTACAGGACATAACCCGCGATTGGGTTAATGGTGTCCGTGAGTATTATAAAGATACTGACAACCTAACACAAGTTTTTATGCGAGGTTATTTTGCAGGAATGTCAGAGAGGGAGGTTAAGGAATTGGCGGATATGTTATTTAATAACAATGATAAGGCGCCATCAGATCATTTTACTCGTACAGTAAAAGATCATATTGAGGAAACTCCGTAAATAATACACCTTTCAAATAAAAATTAAATGAGTAAATATAACCATAAACTATGTTTTGTCGATCTTGAAACAACAGGTCTTGATCGCAATAAGTGTGATATATTCCAACTAGCTACAATCATTACTGATTCAACTGGTGAGAATATCTTAGATGAAATGACTCTGTCGTTTAGACCATTTCAAACAAAGACCTTTGAACAAGGCGCGTTAGATAAAACCGGTGCCTCTATTGAATATTTAAATTCGTTAGAGCTTGGATCTTTAGAAGCTCGCCAACTGTTTATAGATCTGTGTAAAGAACATGTAGATCCATATAATAAAAAAGATAAGATGCATCTCGTTGCATATAACGCGCCATTTGATTCTGACTTTTTGAGAGAATGGTGGAAAAAAGCAGATGACGCTTACTTTGGTTCTCTCTTTTGGAATCCTCCAATTTGCGTAATGCAAGCAGCTGCATGGTTTGTTCAACGAGTTAGAGGAGCTCTTCCTAATTTTCAATTGGGAACTGTTTGTGAAAGCGCAGGAATTGGTTGGGATGAAAGCAATGCTCATGATGCTGAATATGATATTAAAAAGACTCATGAACTTTATAGATATTTGTCTAAGAACATTCCAACTTTATGAAAACTAAATTTTTAATTTTAATCCTTACCTTATTATGTTCTTCATGTTCTGGAGGAAGTGCAGGAGCAGAACCGGCAGGGTTCTTTATAGGGTTCCTACAAGGGTTTGTGGTTTTCTTTTTATGGATCTTCTCATTGTTCAGTGATAATATTGTAATATACGAATCATTTAATAATGGAGGTTGGTATGACTTTGGTTATATACTTGGACTATCAACATTGGTTGGTAATTATAAAAGAAAATAAAAAATGAAAAATACAAAATATATATTTCTAGCATTAACATGTTTAACATTATGCAGTTGTGTTACATCTTATGATAGATATGGTCGCCCTATTCAAACAGTTGATCCAGTGGTAGCTACAGTAGGAGCTGTAGCAGTTGGCGCGTTAGCATATAATGCAGGACAAAATAATAGTTATTATAATAATAGGTATTATGATCGCCGACCTTCATTTTATACAACAGGCCGTCGTTTTTACCATTACCCAAGAGTTTATAATGTAAGAGGTAATACTCATATCTATAAAAATTATTGTAGATCTTCATATCGCCGTTAAAATAATTAGATTATTTTATTTACATATCGGTTA